CTCCAATAAGAGCACCTATCAATAATGCAATAGCTGTAATTGTCTTTGGAATCTTATCCGCATATGGAAGGTTCCAAATACCAGCTAATATACTATAAAAAGTTGATACTGCTGGTAGGACTGTGAGACATGTCCATTTTAAAACATCATAAACTTTATCTGGTAGTTTCATACTCTTACCTCCTTATAAGATATTTCTGCAGGTCATCCCTAGCTTGCTTTAAGTCCTCGATGTGATTCCCATCAATCGCATGACTCATAAGAGCAAGCATTGACTGCATCATTATTTTGTTGCTTTCCTCAAGCTCTCTTAAACGCTTGTGGTCATTTTCAAGTTTCTTCTCGTGTTCATTTATCATGATGTCTCTATCCTTATCTGGTTTCTTAAACCATTTTATTATGCTTATAATGATTGCTCCTGCGCCTCCAAGGGTCATTACAATGGTACACAAGAGCGATATATATTGCCATGCATGTGCAAGCATGATTTTTCTCCTTTCGGATTTGATTTATTGCCTTTCTCATTCCATCCGAAGACAAGTGAGCTTTCATCAATCTATCCAAAGATAATTGAAGGGCATGTTGTGAACTAAACTCCAGTTTAGTTGATTGTCATATCTACATTAAATGTGTTTAAAACTCCGACCCATAGTGTTGAAGTAGCGATATTATTAGTGATTGATATAGTTTTATAATTTGAACTTAGTGAAACATTAACATTATTTAATGTTTTTATAGGTACTAAATAACCATTACCAAATAGATACATTATATAATTTGTTGCATTTATGATACCGTATATTATTGCTACTGAAGCATATTCACTAAATGTAATAGACATTGTTCTACCTGTGCTAATATATTTACCACCTATCTTATTCACTATACTGGAGTTTAGTTGAGAAATATCCCCCTTCACTCCATCTATAATCTGCTCGATACTTGTAGCTGTCCACTTTGTACTGTCGAATGGCTCTGCTGTACTAACTGCTGTTGTGCATTCATATACGATGTTATTGTATATCGCATAATCTCCGACAGCATAGGTCTGTGTCTCGTCATACTCGTCATAGCCCTGTACATTCTGCAATGTTAGGATATCCTCGGAAGCTGTGTCTGCGTTAGCAACTACCTCGTCAATGGCTTCTTGTACGTTGTCGGCTGTGAGCTGGCTTGTGGTGTTATCGTATTCTACTTCTGATGCATCCGTTGCAGGTGTTTCTGAACCACCAGAGGCATAGGTTATGCCATAGACTGTATACTCCGCTGTATTGCTAGCTGATGATGTAGCGACAAGTGTTTGTCCCTTTTTTAATGGTAGTGTAGGATTTATGGTGTTAAGGCTTGCACACCATCCACTAGTTACTACTGCTCCATCAATAGTTATAGTTGCGCTGTCATTAGCACTCATGACTACTGCAATATTTATGAAACAATCTTCCGTTGCTGTATATGAAAACGTATTGGTATATGTTCCACTGTCTATAATGTTATCTGTATCTATAAAGTTCGCATAATTATTAGTCACAGAACCACCCCACGCTGGAGCTGGTGTCTCGACTGTTTTGGTGTAGCGGAGTGTTATACTTTCGCATTGTATATCAGTATTTCTTGGATTCAATATATTAACGTAATTTCCAGTGTCCCCCGTAGCTCCAAGAAAACTCCACGCAGCCTTACTTGGTGAAACTCCAATTACCTCAACATAAGTATCCTTATCAGAATTAGGTATATTAGTAGTGAACCATCCACTACTTGGAATCGTAATTGGTGTCGAAAAGTGGTAAGTTCTTTGGTATAACTTCTTTCCATCTATCCACTTGCCGACTATATATTCATCTTCCGAATATATCTCCACACCTTCTCCAGAAATGCTTCCACCACCTTCGATGCCATATATAGTGCCATCTATTCCGATAGTGCTGAGTGTATCTGTTGGAGTGCCTGTTGGATTCGGAATAACACTTGAACCGCCACCACCTCCAGAACCTTCCTCGACTGCTGTTGTAGCTTCCCACTTTGTTGGGTCAAAAGTCTCTGCAGTGCTTATTGCTGTGATGCACTTATACAGATTGCTTTCGTATGTAACGATATCTCCAACATCATATGTGGCTGTATCATCATACAATGGAGCTATCATATCCTGTGTTCTTCCAAGGTACTGCTCTATCAAATCGGTATTACTATTAAGTGGCACGATACTTGCTGGGTCACTTCCTGCTGGCTTTGTAAATCCAAATCTCTCTGTTATAGTTGCCATACTTACCTCCTTGTCAGCACATATGTAATCTTCATGGTCTTGGTGTTATCTTTTACTATCTCGGACTCTAGGTTATTGATGGTTGCAAGGTACATTGCTGGTATAAGGAAGTGACTATAACCAGCATAAAACTCGCCACCTTGTAACTTGTCTAAGGTTGGAAGATACCAGCCTTGATATGTCGAATTACCAACGACAAAGCTCATATTAGTAGGCTGTAACTCGCCATCAAAGATACAACTAAAATTACGGTCATCCGACACATAATACCTACCGCCAATCTTCAAGACTTTTCTTACGTTGCCATATATATTGTTAAGCACCTCGGCGTTTTCAAGCCACTCTCCATTTTCCGCATCATATATTCCTAAGTAGCTAACACCTTCGCTTGTGTACCACTGATAAACTAGCAAGGTATCTGAGCCACTTACTGCGCCTATAACATCATAAGTTTGAGCCCCAAGGTTTGGAATGGTCATCATACTCGACACATTCCTCGTTTTTACATCAACAACGCAAGCCTCTATTGTTTCGGAATCCACTCTCTCTACATACGCAACTTTCGTCTCGCTTATACGATGTATTTGTACCCAAGTACTAAACGCCCTTGGTAATGTAAGCGTATATGTGTCTGTATAATCTGTATTGCTCAATCCTTTAATGAGGTCAATACCTGTTGTATTTGCCCACCATCTTGTGACCGTTAAGGCTGTTCCATTTCGCTCTAATTTATAAACATACTCTCCATCAAAGAATGGGTCATCTCCTGCAACTCCTCCAAAGTTATACTGACTGCCGATATATGGAACACTCAAGCCAGAAGCAAGTTTTGTCTGTGATGCATTTCCAACTCCAGCTTTACCAGCTACATTTGAGGTCAAACACACGCTGTTTATTCTTCCATTACCTTGGCTTGTGGTAAAATCATAAGTCATTACTATTTCATTTGCAGATACATAGCTCTCAGATTCATTCCAGCTTCCAAGCTCAACTGGGTCTCCAGTATTCACAACTTGATAAGAGCCATTCGCTGTCATACCAACACCAGCAGGTGGGTACTGTGTGCCGACTTCAATAGTATCATCAAACACAAGCAAACCACCCACAAGGCTCTTCCACTGTTCGCTTGAGGCACTAATCATTGATAGATTAAAAGCTCCTCTTGGTGAGAATAGCTTTTCAAGCACAGCACTCTGGAAGGTATTTCCATGCTCTACCCTCTGAACCTTTCCGCTTCTCACGTCCTTTAGTTCAATTATTGTCTTACCTTTCATAATATCTCCTTTATCCCCAAATGAATCCGTTTTCGGTTGCATCCCAGTTGTAAGCTCTTAAATCATCCCATAGATAGAGCTTTGCAATTTCCTTGTTGAATGCAACAACCTCATCATACTCAACAACTTCCATATTCTGACCTATAATCGAAATGACACCAAACTCTTCTGTTATGCTGTCTCCGATTGGTATCTGTACATTGCTTCGAACTGCATCTGTGAATGCCACAACACTCATGTTCTGATTCTGAAGCTCGATAACATCAAACTCATCAGCACAGTCGATATAACCATCCCACTCCTTAACTCCGACAAGTCCTTGACCCCACAAAGTAGCTCTTATCTCATCGATATCAATATGAACTGAGCCTCCTGTTGGTCTTAGCAGTACATGCCATCTGTGGCTTTCGTTTGCTCCAATCGGTATGAAGTAAAACAGATTCAGTATATGGTCTCCGTCATGCCACCGCTCAATAGGTCTGAATGTCTGCGTAACATAATCAAGCCTATATTCTACTTCCAAATCAATCTGGTCTGCTGTCTCTACATCACATAAGATTTCAGCTTGGAATATAACCTGTCCTGCTTTGACCGATGCAAACCTTATGCTGATTACTGTATCCCATCCTCCGTCTGGTATGTCATACTCTTCGGTGTTGAGATATGAGTAGAATTGGATGGTGTCGGATTTTGTATTAGCAAGCAAGCCTGCTATATCTTTATCCGTTTTGCTTTTTGCAGATGCAAGCGCCGGATCAGATCCGAAGCCTGAGAGTGTCAGCTCTGAGCCATATGTATAATCAATGGCCATTATGCAGCTTATCTCTTCTTCATCTGCTATACCTTCCGAGAATGTGATTACATCCGTCAGATCAAACATTGCTGTCGGAAGGATGGATGCCTGGAATGGCACATACCCAATCTTGACAATTTCACTAAGAATATTCTTCCTAATGATATCTTTGATAGTTCGGACATAGTCCTGGACAAGCGGATTAGATCCAAGATTGTATGTCAGATATATATCCGGATCTGATGCATAATACTTAGTCTCCTGTGTGTCAAAATCCACAACAGACATCCCACTATAGCGAGTTACATATGCAGAGAAGTTTGCCCCAAAAAATCTATGGCTGCTATCAATCACATAATCAGCTTCGGTCTTGTATGGAAGAAACTCTATCTCTCCATCCCTATTAGCCACTACTACCGCTCCGAGTGTTTGAGCTATCCAATATATGAAGTCTCGATAAGTCTCAATATCATTATCTCCACTCAGGACATAGTTTCCGGCTACACTCTGACTAGATCCGTTTGGCCATTGCTCAAAGTCACTATTTGCAATGGTCACTCCGCAAGGATTCTCCACAGACTTAGCCATGTTATAGAGTGTTCCTTTTGTGGTGGTTAATATGAAGGTCTTATCCAACTTATACATATTGTCATAAGCAGTTAATTCCTTCCCATCCGAAGTATAGTTACATTCCTCAATGGTATATACTCCGAGAGGTATCCACTCATAAGTCCCATCAGCAAGCTCCAAACCTTCCTCAAGGGTGATCACCTTGCCTTTCCAGTCATACCTATCAATATTGATATTTGATATGACTGTCATGTTGAGGCTTCCAATATATACAGAACCTATCTTGACCTCATCACCTTCGGAACACTGCTTTGATATTTTGAGGCTTCCATCCAGGATGTCTTCGTCCGTTATGGAATAATTCCCAATAGAGCCTCTAAGCTTATACTTATGAACTGGAGCGGATATAGCCTCCAAATATTCATTACTTACGTTATACATATCATACCTCCGTCAATGTCAGAGATATCTTCCATAGTCCATCTGTACCTTCTATGTTTTCGGAATCTTCAATAAGCTGCGGAGCAAATCCTCTGGCTCTGCATGTGTAGTCCACATCCCTATAGTTGACCACTACTGTCTTCTCCTTGCAGATTGCTTCGAACTTATCGAGCCAAAATGAGGATACTGTCCAATCAGCCTTGAATATATGCTTATCAAGTCTAGTGGTAACTACTAGATCTGTTCCGGCTTCCGACTGGCTAACGCTCTCAACTGCCTCAAGCTCAAAATCAAATCCAGTAGTTCTCGGAAGTATTACATTATCAATTTTTAGAAACTGTCTTCCTAGCATCATCTTCCTCCACTTCTGAAATTACTTCTCTTAGTAGCATCTACCACAAGCCTATCAATCTGAGTTCCTCCGATATTAACCGGAATGACTATAGTTCCACCGCCTGCTGCAGCAAGGTTTCCGATAGAATTATTGATACCTGCAAGCTGTGATGTATAGTCTCTGTCAGTAAATCCACCCTGTACAGATGTACCCACTCCGGTAACTGCATCCTGGACCATCCAAATATTGTCCGTGATTCCTTTTGAGAATAATTCCATCATATCTGGTGCGTATGTATGGAAGTTGCTAAGTGGTCCCTTTTCCGGCTCTGAGAATCCGATATATGATTTAACTGTTGAAGCTACACTACTGACCTTATTCCGAAGATCTCCGAGCTTTCCACTGATACCACTTATGAAGTTAGCCATCAGATCACGTCCCCAAGTAAGAGCTTGTGATGGTAGATTTTTAATAAAATCAACTGCACTGTTAATGCCATTCTGAATAGCACTCTTAATTGCTTCAAACTTACTTGTAACTCCACTCTTAATGTTATCCCAGGCATTGCTAAGTGATGTCTTAATAGCTTCCGCCTTGGCTATAAGTCCGGCCTTGGCAGCTTCAAACTTACCTATAATTGCATTCTTAATGGATTCAAAGGTAGTTGTTACTTTTGTCCATATAGCAGTAACTGCTGTGGCTATAGCTGTTGTTATTGCTGTCCATATATTCAGCAGGAATGTCTTAATGCCCTCCCATATAGCGCTGATTGCACTGGATAACGTCTGGAAGAGTGTTAATAGAATATTGACCGCTGCCACAAGAATAGCTGCCACTGCATCCCATAGACCATTCCACAGATTGACTATTAGCTCACATAGACCATAGACCAAATCCTCCAGGGCATCACAGAAGCCTTCTGTATCTCCCTTCACAAGGGCAGTGAACATCTTAACTATTGCAATGATGATATCAAGCGCTGGTTTAATTACATTCACTAAGAACTCAACCAGAGCCTTAGTAACCATCATGATATCGTCTCCCCACTCATCCCATATTGCTGAGACAAGCTCTATGAATGCAGAGAATAGTTCCTGGATAGCCTCGAATACTTCCGCAAACATATCCTTAATCTCTGACCATAGCTCATCTATATCGTTCTTGAAATCCTCATTAGTTTGATATAGATGCACAAATATGGCTATCAGTGCTCCGATAGCTGCTATGACTCCTATGATTGGAAGAGCTACACTTGCTATAGATCCTCCAGCACTTGCAACCGCTCCTCCGGCTGAGGCCGCAGCTCCTCCAGCTCCTGAGAATCCACTTATTAACTTTCCTATATTTCCAACAAGTCCACCTATTCCACTTGTAATGCTTCCTACAGAACTTATTAGCGTTCCTATAACCATAATGATAGGGCCTATTGCAGCTACTACCATGGCAGCCTTAATAATGAACTGCTTCTGTTCATCCGATAGAGTGCCCCACCATTCCTTCACTTCTTTCAGTTTCTCCGATAGATCCTCCAGCATTGGAGCAAGAGTCTCTCCAATAGACTCTCCAACATCAGCAAGAGCAAGCTTAACGCTATTCATAGCAGTCTGCATCTTGTCTGCTCCGTCAAGAGTAGCATCGTATGTATCCGATACACTTCCAGAAGTATCCTCTAACGTGTCAGCTAAGTCTCTAAAATCTAATGTGCCATTCTTAACTGCTCCATAGATCTGATCACCGGACTTTCCAAACAAATCATATGATGCTGTAAGTCCATCCATGGAGTCTGTACCGTTTTCAATGGTATCCTGCAAATCTGCGAGAGCTTCATTCATCGGAATTCCGTCAGCAGTTGCATTCTTCAGGGCTTTCCTAAGTCCATTCATTACTGTTTCGGAATTAGCTCCAGAAGTTTCAAGCTGACCCATAAGATCTACAGATTGTTCGATAGTTAATCCCATTTCCTGGAATGCAGTTCCATTTTGAACAAGTCCACTAGTAAGTGAATCTACATTAACTCCATACTTCTGCACTGTAGCATTGAGCGAATCAAGAAGTTCATCAGCATGATCTGATTCAAGTCCGAATGCTGCAAGCCCCTTTTGAACACTATCTATGGAACTCGAAACATCTGTATCATTTAACTCTGCAAACTCAATGAACTGCTTGGACAGTGACTCAAGAGCCTCTCCTGTAAGTCCGAACCTTGTACTAATCTCTCCAACTGCTTCTCCTGCAGTATCAAAGGCTATCGGAATCTCTGTAGCTATATTAGCCACGATTCCTTCCATTTCCTCAAGTGCAGGTCCTGTAGCTCCGGTCTTCTTGATCAGAGTATCCATAGCGCCATCAACTTCGTTAAATGCATCAAGCGCCTTCTTTCCTCCGGCCACTATTGGAGTGGTCACAGTAGCGGTATACTGAGCCCCAAACTTAGTCATTCGGTCTCCGATATCGGTCATCTTATCTCCGACGCCTTGGAGCTTACCGCCTACTGCTTCTAATTCTGAACCTAAACTAGACAGCTTTGAGCCACTTCCGAGATTATCAAGCTCCTTATTGGTAGCCTCAGCCTCTGATTTGAGGTTCTCTAGTTCGGAAGCTGTTTTTGCAACTTCAGCTTGTAAAGTGTTGTACTGATCCTTAGTGATAGTACCTTCCTCAAGTGCTTTGGCTGCATCCTCTGCTGCCTGCTGTTCTAGCTTTAACTTCTCCTCAGTCTGTTCTATAGCAGTGTTGAGGAGTTCTTGTTTAGTCTTGAGAGTATTAACATTCTTTGGATCTAATTTAAGAGCTTGATTAACAACCTTAAGGCTCTGCTGAGTGCTCTTAAGGCTAGAATTAACCGACTTAAGACTCTTAACAAGTCCGGAAGTCTTACCCTCTATTTCGATTGTTATTCCTCTAACTGTACCTGAAGCCATTATGCTCCTCCAAACTGTGCTGCAAACGTGGAAGCAGAGCCCTTCTTAGGATACTTCTCACTATCATTTCCTCTTTCTATCACAACATCCATCACCATTCCGGTAGTTAAGCAGTCCATCTCATCTATGGTAAGCCCTACATCTTTAGCACGAAGCAGGTATAAGCCTACTGTAAATGTTCTTGTAGTGGCTTCTCCACGCTTCTTAGGGTGTGGATGTAGTCTTCTTATTCTGTATATATATCTCCATTATTTCCTTACTTGCATTAAGCAAGGCATCCGAGCCAAACTGATCCAGCCAATCATAGTAATCATCCTGAGTTAATTCACAGACTTTCCTCCAGCCTCCCAGCTCTGCTCTTTTATTCATAACAAATGCCATCTGGCTGCATAGAGCAGTAGTAGCGCCAGCATCATCCTTATTGATTTTGGTCAATGTAGACATTAAATCAATATCGAATAGCTTCCTCATACATATATCTATAGTTCCAGTGGCTTCAAATTCAACTGCCTTTCCATCTAGTTCTATTGTTTTCTTCATACTCATTTCCCTTTCTTATTCAAAACAGCCCCAGAGCCCTCTCATGAGAGCCCTGAGGTAAGTTCATTAACCTTCCGGTTCGCCCTCTTCATCATCATTAGCCTGTGGAGCCTGATTAACTGGGCATATATACTCCATCAAAGAATGTACTATATCCAGTATCTCCCTTGTTAAGGAATGCCTGGATAGGATGAGCCTCTGTGTTCTGTCCGATAGTTACATTCTCAGCAGTAGGAATAGCCTTGATTGTAACTGTCTGAGTCTGAACCTCAACTCCATCCTCAGTAGTAGCTGATCCCTGGTTAGGTCTTGTAGCTGAGCACTTATAAAATACCTGTCTCTGACCGCCTACATCACCAGAATGTTCAATCATCAGAGCGAAGTATCTTGTAGGTACTCCAGCAACCTCAACAAGTGCTCCGTTAGCATCCTCAACATCTCCGAAGATATCCTTCTTGAACTGTCTTGGAACAGATGCACTCTCAAAGTCTCCCTCATAGTTGTTATCTGAGGAAGTAACATAGTACACACCATTGTCAGCATAGAAATTATCCTGGCTCATGTTTGAGCTAAGATCTATACTAACTGCTCCTGGCCAACGTACAGGAGTACCATATGAAGCTGTGACAGCTCCTGTCTGTGGGTCTACAGTCTCAGTGAGTGGTGCGTAGTATACATTTGTAAGTCCATAATGAACCTTGTTATCCACACTTGGCATCTCTTTATACCTCCATATAATAATATGTAATAGTTAACTGCTCATCCTCAACGTCTGCGTTGTCGGATGTCCAATATATCTCATTTTGTTTGAGTATATTCTTGATATTTTCATGAAGCGCTAGATCAATCTCTCTGCCCTCATAGACTCTGAACTCAACCGAGTGAATCTCATGATATACAGTGTTATCAGCTCCGAAGTTGTTTGGCTGCGCTATATGATAAGTAATGAATGGAAGCTTAGTCCCCTTCTTAATTCGATTGAAGCCTACAGGAATTCCAAAGGAAGACAGTAGACTACATATTTCTGCTTGTGTCATAATTCCTCTTGAATATCCTCCTTAACCTCTTTCTCAAACTCATCCTGCACCCATTCTTCAACTGGCTTGATATGCTTGATAGCTCTTGTCTGCTTTCCGGTAGCGTGTCCATGTATTACGATTTCGTGACCATTCTCAAGCAAGTGAGTAAGCTGGTACTGCTTGTTATGTACAGTAACCTTCTTGGCAGAATCCTTCTTCCGAGTCCAAGAATCTGCATAATGTCCACCTTTTCCAACTCCTCTTGGTGATGTAGCTTTCAGCTTATCAATAGCTTCCTTGCTTACCTTATCGGCAGCCTTATCAAGAGCTGTCTCAACGGAATGCGGTATCTCGGAAAGTATTCCTTGAATTTCACTCTGTAAGCTCATAGCATCAATCGTGATACTACTCATAGGTCACTCCACCCTTCTTCTCCAGGTACAGCTCTATCATGTCAGAGTTCGGAAGTCTGTAGGTACGGTATACTCCATATCTAGTATCTCCAATCTCTGCTATAGTCTCATCCTGGTATTCAAAGTCATAGATCGTAACTACTATCTCAGCGTTAATATCATTAGCTCCGGCATCAAACCATTCTCTTCGGCTTACTGATCTAAAATGTCCGAATACAACTCTTTCGGTCTCCTCATAATGCTGCTGTCCTATGGAATCAGTAGTGCTGGTTTCCGATATAAGAGATATCTCAATCAGATTGTCCATTGTCTACCTCCTCATAGTCAGAATATTTACTGCTCATTAAGAGTTCTTTCTTAGCAACATTGTATGCATCCCTAAGAGCTGCACTTCTATCCGGATCAGAAACCTGATACCAGCGACTTCCGGCATATAAGAGGATAGCCCCCTTAATCTTGCCGGTTATAGTCTCTGGAATCACTATATTGGCAGTTGAAGTAAGATCATCCTTCGCTTCATCAATAAGGTCATTGATCTGGCTGTTAATAGCCTCGTTGTTAATTGATATCCTGTATGCAATTTTAAAATCATCTATTAAAGCCATATCTTTAACCTCCTATCTATTAGCCTTCTGGCTTAGCAATCTTAACGAATGCCTTAGGAGCTACAACTCCCATTCCGACATACTGACGGCCTACGATCTTAACGAGATCCTTCTCTGCAAGTGAAAGCTCATCAACAGTCATCTTGACATCATTTCCGCTTGGGAAGTTAGCCTGGAATCCGTATCCGATATCACCTATGATAACGAATGTCTCGCCAGCATCAGCAGCACTGAATGCTGGAAGTGCATCTGAATACAGAATGCGATCCTTAAGTCCGTCATAGATATCAGCTCCATACTGAAGTCCGAGTGCAACTGCCTCGAATGCAGCCTTAGTCTGACGGTTCATCACGATTCTCAGATCCTTAGCCTTACCGCTAAGCAGTGCCACTGCATTAACAATAGTATCTGCTGTTATAGTTGATACTGAATATACTGGAACACCAGGACCATTCTGTGCTGATGTAGAAGCAGGAGAATCTGTAATCTTTCCGATAGCGATCTCCTCAGCCTTTTCAACTATTCTCTGAGCAACTTCCTTGTAGATTTCTCCAAGAGTATCAATAGTTGTACCCTCAAGAGCCTCATCAGATACTGTTATCCACTTCTTAATGGACTCAGCCTTGAGTTCTACTGTACCCCAAACAAGAGTCTCTTCCTGTGGAGCGTTAGTGCCCTCAACATGTACTGCAGCGCCTGTTGCAGATACTTCAAATCCAACCTTTACATTACCCTTGTATGATGTTCTCTTAGCGAACTGAAGGAACTGTGCATCCTCCCATGCATTCTTGATCTCTGTCTCCAGGATCTCTGGAACTGGAACTGAACCACCAGTTACATTCTCTGTAAGAAGTGCTCTAGCTTCCTCAAAGTCTCCGCTCAGGATACCCTTAACGAATGCCTTGCCATACTCTGGAGTATTTCTCATTTCCATATTTGTCATTTTGGTTTCCTCCTCTTTTCTTTCTTCAATGACATCAGCCTCAAGCTTCTCAGCTATCATGGCTCTTTTTTCTGCTGCTTCATTGGCAGCAGCCTTAAGCTCAGCCTTGCGCTTTTCGATTAGATCAACCTCAGCGCTGAGAGCTTCAATGTCGGAATCCTCAGATTCCATCTCTACCTTGATATCAGCAATTCTCTGTGTGAGTGCATCATAATCAAGTGCTTTGATCTCTTCTGCGGTCATTTCTTATACCTCCAATAGTTTGATCTTGAGCATTAACTGCTCTTTCTGTCTGTTACGCTTCTCAACTCTCAGTCGCTCCGCTGTCTCAGCCTCAATCACTCCGTCAAGGAAAGAACGAGTTGCAATATCTATTTCAGTAGTTGGATTAGCTGGAAAGCTAACCGGAGCTACGTCATATAGCTTATCAATTCCGAGTATTTTTCTTGTGTGAGTCTTCTGATCATATTCTTCTCTGTCTACTGTGAATGCAAATGACATCTGTGAGTAGTTACCAACCTTGATATCCTCATATAATGCCCTTGCAGCCTCTGTTTTTCCGAGGTCTACTCTGCAGAAAAGTCCATGATCATCAACAGATAGCTCTATAAGCTTATTCTTAGTCCTGGCATATACAGGACCACTATGGTCTACTCGGAAAACCACATCCGACATATCAGTGTTTTTAAAAGCTTCCGAATCAATCTGTTCTATATACTCAATTTCTGTGTCAGGATCTCTCCATAGAACATATGGTTCAAATGTTGAAGCATATCCCTCAACGATATAGTTCTCATCATTCTCCTTTTCTTCCTCCTGGCTTCTAATCTGCAAGTCAGCCATTCGGTAGTATCTCTTATCATTCATTCTTATTTCCTCCTAAGTCATTGGCATCCTTATATTCGCCTCTTATGGTCCTTACATCTCCACCTTCTACAGGTGCCAGGTTAAATATCTCCCTGGCTTCGTTAATACTAAGGACTCCTCTATCTGTAAGCTGTGCAGCCACATTTAACTTATCTGCATTGCTCATGTACTGAAGCCTATTAGCTGTAGCCATTACGAATGACCCCTGGCTCATTTCTCTTTCGGAAAAGAGCATCCTTGTAAGCACTTCCGAGAACTGAATTGCAAATACTTCAACGCAGCCCTCATAGAATGCTGCCCATTCATCACCGCTTGCTATGTTCTGAAGTATCTTCTCATTGACTCCGAAGTAGTTGAATACATTGGTTTGGATCAGCTTCATCTGAGCATCATCTACAACATAGGAATTAGATTCCATCCTAGTGATGTTGTTGTATGTATTTGGAAAGAGCAGTAAGCCTTCTGCATCAGCATCTGCATTCAGATTTTCAGCAGTAAATCTCTTACGCTCCTTAGCCAGGTCTTCTGTCTTAGTGAAGTTGGATACCTGAGCCCAGAACTTATAAGTATTACTATTCTTGGTGGCATCCTTAATTCCTTCTCTTTGGAGCTTGATCAGAGACATTGTATCCAGGAGGGCTCTATTACTCTCTCCGAAGAAATCACTCTTATACTGGAATTTGGTCATTATTCCGATAAGACCAAGCTCAATGGCTGCTGTCTTTCCGTCATTAAAGCTGTATCTGATCCAAGGCTCACCATCGACTGATATAACCTCACACTTAGCCGGAATAACTGGATAGATTCCTATAATCTCTCCATACTCTCCGAACACAGGAACAAGGTATGCGGTATTCTGCATATCAAGTATTGTTGAAAGCCTATACAGAAACTGTGACCAGGTCTGGAAACTGTTTGGAGCATGCTTAAGCCTTGCCTGTAGCTTTGGCTTAGCTGCACCTTTAGTTTCAACCTTTAGTTTGCTAATATGCCTTGCTCTTGCATCAATAGCGCTTCTCACAAGCTCCGACTCATAGAGTGAACCGCTCCATGAGGTATAGACAGGTTCATAGGCTGTAAGCAGTTTGAACTTACCATCTACCTGCTGAGGTTTAGGCTGTTTAGATTTTCCGAATAACTTATCAAAAAGTCCCATTTCTAACTCCTATTCATTAGTTGCTCTCCAATCTGTGGATACCACTTTTCTTTCACTACAAGCGCATCCAGGAGAGCTGCGCCACCATCTATATGGGCGCTTGGTGACATCTTAACAATCTTACTCCTCCGGCTCTCATTATCTTGTTTGAGAGCTATGTCTAAGAGGTGTATTTTTAAAAGGTCATTATTTCCGACCTTCAACTTTCCATCCTTGGCTTTGCCTTCCATATTCTGTATGGTAGGTCCGAGATTATAACCTTGATATACATCATCCATATGGAAGCCCCTAGCACTCAGATCCGATACCAAATACTGCGCACAGTATCGGTCATATCCAACCTGGAGCGGTAGGATCTCGTATTCATCCACCAATCTACAGAACCAGTTATAGCAATCCTTATAATCAACAAAATTATCTCCGGATAGCGAGAGCCATCCTTTTTGGATGTAGTCTCTATATGGAAGGCCATCCCTTGCCACTGCTTCCTCCAGTTTTTCTGATGGAAGCCAAAAATGACTTATAACATACTCAATTCCATCCTTCTCAATGACCACGCATGCGGATGTGAGATCCACAGTCTGTGAGAGGTCGATTCCTCCGACACAGTAACTGCTTCGGAACTGTTCAAATGTAAGCTCCTCACATTCCATCTTTTTGATGGTCTCAGTTGAGAGCCACGCTTGAGAGCTGTTCTGCTTTACATTGCAATACTTGGTAAGAAACTCAGCCTTCTTACTAAGTGAACCCTCCGCAATGGCTATCTCCTCAAGCATATAATCAACAGATACGCTAACTCCGAGGTTTGGATTAGCCTTCTGCAATTCGTTAATATCATTCCACTTGTCAATATCATCTATCTGATAGAGCACTGGAAGCAGTCTCTTCTCTTTGGAGTCTCCGAGTAAGAACCTTGTTGATCTACGGAATAGCTCATCATAGATGCTTTCATTCTCATATCCGGCAGTAGTGATACATAGCAGGAGCGGTTGTTTTCTTGCTCCAACAGAACTCTTCAGCACCTCATAGAACTTTAAGCCCTGGTCTCCATGCCAGGCTGCAATCTCATCACAGATTCCTACAGATATATTCAAACCATCACTCTTCTTATTACTAAAAGCGAGTGGCTGGATAGATGTATTAGTGGATTCAATATAGATATCCGTTCTTCTCTTCTTAGCCAGATTATTTAGCTCCGGCTCCTGCTTCACACTCTGAAAAAAAGCATTGTAACAAAGTTCAGCCTGTTGCAATTTCGGAGCAGTGAAGTATATTCTTCCTCCATACTCCCCATCCAGGAATGCACAGTATTCAGAAACTCCGGCAGCAAACAAGGTCTTTCCATTCTTGCGACCAACTACAAGCAGCACTTCTCGGAACTGTCTGTTTCCATCCTTGTCAAGGATTCCGAACAATACTGATAGGAATGCCTTCTGCCATAACTCCAGGACTACTAACTGTGGAGCAAGCTTTCCTTCATGGTGATGCACATATCCCTCCATGAAGAGGATAGCCTTCTTGGCCTTCTTAGGTTCATACACGAACTCCTTATTCTGAAGACCATTAACTATATACTCATAGATCAGCTTGACCCATCTTCCGACTGTGATAGTTCCGTCCTGAATCTTCTGATAGTATTCCAGGATATAATTCTTATCCAATATTCATCAGAGCTTCCAACTTGCTGTCGGTCTTCTCAGCCGGAAGCCTATCCCTTAACTTAATCATTAAAGCCACATAATTCTTGAATGTAGCGTTATAACTTTGCAGATCTGCACTGGCTTTTCTTCCGAACTGGTTCTCTCCGTTCTTGTAATCCTCTGTGGCTCCATTCTGATTGATGGATTCGGAAAGATCATCCAGCGTAATCTTCATAAACGCTGCGTTTCTCAGCAGAGGTTGGATTAACTCCAGCTCATTGCCAGGCAAATCCTGGTATATCTTATTCAGTCTGTCGAACTCGGCTTTAATTCGCTTATCTTTGGTTGATTTAGCCACCTTCAACACCCCTTTCCTTTACTCTTTCCAGTTTTTCTAAAG